ATATTCAACGTCTGCATCTGTTCCTAAAGCTTGAACACCAAACTGTCCACTGTTATTAAAAGTATGAATTTTGTAATTTCCAGATGTTGTTATACTTCCACCAGTAGCATTCGTAAAAGTTAAATTAGAAGATCCTCTAAAGACACCCATAGCAATAGTACCTGAAGTTGGAATAGGTCCGTTAGGAGCAGGAGCAGCATTTGGAACATTAGCCCCACCCTTATAATACTCTGACATTGAAATAGGGTTGCTTCCCCCAAATTCAGTTTGAATTTCTGAAAGTTTTAAATTAGTATTTCCTAGTGCCATTACTTATTCTCCTTATTACTTAAAACTTCTATTTTATCATTTAAAACTTTCACTGCTTCAATTAATAAGCAAGTAAGTCTATCATATTTTACAGCTTTAACTCCATCTTGTCTTTGAGCAACTGCTTCAGGTAATACTTTTTCTACCTCTTGAGCAATAACACCAACGTCTTTTTTTCTAACAAAATAACCATCTTCACCACCTCTTTGATCAATGTAATCTTTTTTCCAATCAAACAACACTCCATTTAATTTTTTTAAAGACTCTAATGGGTTAGGTATATTTATTATATTTTCTTTCAAAGCAACATCTGAAGAAAAAAAAGCTGTCACATCGTTTGTGGCTCTTATTTCTCCTGTAGTTCCTGAGGGAGTAGTTCCTACTCCAAATGAATCAAATTGAACATCATTAGCTGTATCTAAAGCTAAAGAAGCTCTTGCTGTTGCTCCTGATTCTACAATAAAATTAGAACCATTTCCTATAATAAAATTTCCATCTGCTACAGCTAGATTAGATAAATCTTGCAATTGAGCTGTGTTATTAATAACTTCAATAATATTTGTTCCATCAGCGTAAAGTATCGCTCGAGTCTTTTCTGTTGCGCTAAAAGTAAAACCTGATCCAGAAACTGTTTTAAAAGTTACTGTATGAGATCCAGAGGTTGCATTTTCTACAATGTAACTTTTTTCAATTGAGTTTGGAATTGTAACATTAATATTACCTGTTATAGTACCTGATAATTTTATAATAGCATTTCGTGCATTAGATATTGTTGCATCGGTCATAGCTAGTGTTGTAGTACCCGTGCCATTTACAGTTACAGCTTGAAATCCTGCAATTGCTTGTTGTACTAAATTTAAATTTTGATTAGTTTTATCGCCCCACGTACCAGCGTTTTCCCCTGTTACCATTAACTCTAAACCTAAATCTGAAAAACTTGATGCCATATTTTAATTATATCCTTTTTAAGCTGCTAAATCAACTTCAGTCCAAATGTTGTTTACACCTGGATCTATTTCAGCCCATGCTATAATATTTGGAGACCCTGTGGTAGCTTGTAGCTCAATTCCTGTAACAGGAACAACAGCAAAATCAGTTGGTATTACTATACCTAATGATCCAGTCATTTGAATACCCGTAACATTTACAGGAGTATTAAGATCTATTGTTTCTTCACCCAGGCTTAATGTTATCTGTGTTCCTGTAACACTTACATTTGCATCTGCGGTAACACCCACACTACCTATCGATGTATTAAGTGTGTGTTCTGTTACAGCTATAGAAACATTTCCATTAGCAGAAACTGAAAAAGTTCCTAAAGTAGATTGTAATAAAAGACCTGAAACATTCGCACCTGTTGTTGCTTCAACTGTAACAATTGGTACTTCAACATTACTAAGAACTTGACTTGCAAATGGAGCTTGAGAAAAAGTTTTTAAAGTATCTTTTGTAAATTTTTTATTTGAAATAGATAATTCTAAACCTGTAATATCAACACCAATGTTTACAATTTCTTCGCCTATTGAACTTGTTAATTGGGAACCTGTTACATTAAAATTTACAGAAGATCCTGCAACAGCTCCTGCATTTGTAATTGTAGCTTGAGAACCAGTAACATTAACATTTGCGGTTGCAACTATTGTAGAATTGCCTGATGAAGTTGTAAGACTACTTCCTTGTGCATAAGCAATTACATCTGAACCATCTGATGCAAAAGGAGCTTGCGAAAATGAAGTAGTAGCAAAAGCCATTGTCTAGGCTCCTGATTTAAGTTCTTCTATTTCTTTTTTTAAATCTTTTACTGCTTCTATTAATAAAGCACATATTCTATCGTATTTAACTGCTTTTGTACCATCTTCTCTTGTTGCAACAATTTCAGGTAAAACTTCTTCAACATCTTGTGCTATAACACCAACTTCTTTTTCTTTTCCAAAGTGATCATATTTTTCTTGAGCTTCAGAAGTCCAATTGTAGTATACACCATTTAATTTAGAAACTTTATCCAAAGGATTTTCTATATTAAAAATATTTTCTTTAAGAGTTTTATCTGAACTTTGAAACGCTGTTATATCACCTGTTGCTGTTATAGCTCCCGCTATAACTAAAGTAGATCCATCAAAAGTCATGTTAGCTTCACCATTCATTGCATCAGCACCAGTAGCTGTAACAACTCTGTTGTTTGAGCCATTAGCTAAAAAGTCAGATACATCAACTGCTACTGCATCAGCAGAAACATCAATACCTGTACCCGCTATAACATTTAAAGTTACATCACCTGTTGTTCCACCACCAGTCATACCGGCACCTGCTACAACAGAAGTTATATCTCCAACTGTTGGAGTTTGAAAAGTAGGCACTGCTCCAGCACCTGCTGAAGTTAAAACTTGTCCAGCACTTCCAGTAGCAACTGCTGCTGGGTTTCCAGATGTGTCATAAGTAATTAAATTACCATCTGTACCTGATGCCATTTTTGCTAATGTAATTGCGTCATCTTGAATTTCTCCTGTAGCTACCCCTAAATCTTTAATTGTTATTGCGCCAGAGCTAGCAGCAAAATTGTCTGAGCTAAATGAGGCAGCCCCTTTAGCAGATGTAGAAGCATCAGCTAAATTTAAAGTTACATCGCCTGATGTTCCACCGCCTGTTAAATTTGTACCTGCTACAACAGAAGTTATATCTCCAACCGTAGGTGTTTGAAAAGAGGGTACTGCACCAGCTCCCGCTGAAGTTAAAACTTGTCCGGAACTTCCAGTAGCAACTGCAACTGGGTTTCCTGAAGCATCGTAACTAATAATGTTTCCATCTGTACCTGGGGCCATTTTTCCTAAGGTCACAGCATCATCTTGTATTTCTCCTGTAGCTACTCCTAAATCTTTAATTGTTATCGCACCAGAACTAGCAGCAAAGTTATCTGAACTAAATGATGCAGCTCCTTTGGCAGACGTAGAAGCGTCAGCTAAATTAATTGTAACATCACCTGATGTGCCCCCACCACTTAAATTTGTACCTGCTACAACAGAAGTAATATCTCCAACTGTAGGTGTTTCAAAAGTTGGAGGAGCTCCTGCTCCTGCTGAAGTTAAAACTTGTCCGTCTGATCCTGTGGCTACTGCTACAGGATTACCAGATGCATCGTATGAAATTATATTTCCATCTGTACCTGGGGCCATCTTAGCTAGTGTTACCGAGTCATCGGCTAATCTTGCGGAAGCCACTGATCCACTTGCTAAAGCAGTTGCGTTTAATGCTGTTAAGTTAGATCCATTGTTTGCAACAATGTTTCCACTTGCATCAAGGATCACAGCTTTGGAAGCAGGAAGAGTACAGAATACATCTTTAGTCCCTGCAGAAAAGTTTACTGCAGAGTCACTATTAGATGATGAGATAACTGTAGTTCTAGCTAAAGTATCTGGAGCTGCATCAGTAATTGTTCCGAGTCCAACTTCAAAATCTCCGTTCGAAGCTGTAATAGCATAATAAGTAGTATTAGAATTACCTATACCCGCAACAAATGTTTCAAAACCTGAAACTGCTCCTAGGAGACTTAAAGTTCCTGTACCAGTTGTGGTCGAAGTTTCTTTTACTCTATCGTTTACTACTAAAGCCATATTTACTCCTTAAATTTATGCTATTCTTAAAATTGCAGCAGCAGTTGTAAATGCAGGAAACTGAATTGTAAATGTTCCAGATGTTGCAGTTTTATCTCCGCCAAAATCTAATACACAAACTGCATCGGTAGTGCTTGAACCACCATTAGTTTGAGTATTATAAATTAAAGCTCCTCTTGCTGTTAATGTTACACCCGTGAAAGATAAATCTGCAAAATCAGTAATAGCTACTGATGATGAAACTTTTACACCTTGGTTAACAAGTGCTTTACCACCTGCTGCATAAGTACCTGTGTTTGCTACTTCAGTATTTGATCCACCACCTGGGTTAGTTGAATAGTTTGCTGTTGATTTACCTAATGTTGCTGAATTTGTGTACATTGCTAATTTGTATGTATCCCCACCTGAGCCGTTAGCATCAAAATCATGAAACCCTCGAAGTAGTTCTTTTTTAAATGTACTGCAAATTGCGTTTGTTGTTATTGCCATAATATTTTTTCTCCTTAATTAATTTATGTGTTTGGAGTTGGTGAAGGAACTACCACTCTAGGCACACCATCATCAAACTCCCCTCTTCTTCTTCTACCCATTTGTTGTAAGGCAAAATTTTGTATCTCTTCATTATACTTTGTTTCATACAGGTTGTATAGATTGTCGGGTCCTTTTAGGAACCTAAAAGCTTCCGATAGAACACCATGTAATAACATAGATTCTTGATAAGTTGAAAGATATGTACTGTTCGTACTAGTAAAATTAGGTGGTTGTTTTATAAAATTAATTTGCACTGTATCTGCAGTAGCAGGAGTAGGCGCAACTAAAATTACTGCCCCTTGTTGAACATTATCTTCCCAATTAGCCCAATATTTAGGGGTGCCTGTTTCTGAATCATTTGGTGCATATTCAGATATAAAACTTGTGTCTCTTTTCTCTAAAAATAATCTGTTATTACTACTATCAATAACCTGTACTGATCTTATAAAAATACAATCTGATGGTAAAAGAACATATCTATTGTTTACTGTAAAATTAGATGTAGAATATTTTCTTAAGTCATCGTAATCAACCTTACCTGCTACATCTAATTCAACAGATTTTATAAAATCTTGAATGATTGCGTCAGTTAAAACATTACTATCTACTTCAGTGTAATTTCTTACTTGAGTTAAAAAATTTGAATGTGTTATAGCCATTATGTAATACTTACAGTTATGTTGCCAAGAGTTGGAATTAATTGTCTTCTTCTATTTTGTAATGATGGATCCTCTGGAAACATACTTGATATAGAAGTTGTTATACCATTTGATGTAACTTCAGTTGACTGTGTTCCAAAAGCAAATTGTCCTGGTAAAGTTAAATTAGCAGTTATCATACCTTGGCCTCCTGTTGATGCTATTGCACCATTGACTACAGTCGGTTGTTGAAAATCTTGTGACCGTGTATTTTGTAAAGCTATTGAATCTGCTTTATGATATGGTGGATCTAATTGTGGATGTTTAGGTTCATACTCTGATGTATGGACCAATGCACCTGTCCACTCTTTTACCATTTCTTTATAAGGAAATGCTTGGCCAGATCTATCTGATATTGCTTTACTTCTTCTTCCTGATGCGTAACTCATTACCCACCTCCTGGAAAGTATGATTGAGGTGATATATAAACTGAAGTTCTAGAGCCATCTTCATTTAATGCTCTAATTAACTCATCCTCATATAATTGTTTTAAAACTTGTATTCTATCAGGTGCTCTTTTTTGTGCTAAATAATACGCAAGGCCAGAACACATACAAGGTAAAAATCTATAAGCGACATCAGCTGTTTTTGTAAAGCCGCCTGCATCTTCAATTCTGTTTATTGTATAAAATTTTAATGTTGTATAAGTAGATGCATCGGGTGCAAGATATAAACTTATTGTTGGATCAGTTTGTCTATCAACATAATACTGTGAAGGTTGGCCTGTTTGTAATTTATTTGGAAGAGCAGAATAAGCTGATCTATCAATTTTTGTTAATGCTATATCATTTGTTGATGATGTATTTCCTGCTGCATTTGTTGTTGAGATATATGCTTCAAGTACATCGTTAACATCTGTAGCTACAGTATATGTAGCAGTACCTGCTACTAATGATTTTTCATTTAATTTAACTTTCCAAAGGTGTACACCTCTGTTTCCCCATTCAGAAAATAAAAGATTTAAACTTCTTCTTGCGCTACGTAAGTCATTACCACTATTAGTCCGCATACCACATCGTTCGTATGCTTCTTCAATAATGTCATCAATCTGAAGATCGAATGATGTAGTTCCTGATGTAGCCATAATGCATTAAAGTATGTCTTTATGATAATCTAAAGACTTTCCTGGTATTAAATTTTCATCTGATAAGCCATCACCTTGAGTTCTAGCTGCGCCATAACCTTTAGACTCACCACCCATGTATTTCATGTTACCCATTAGTTTTGCTTCTTCAGCAGCCCCACCACCTTTTTCTCTAAGTTTTTTTAATTTAGCTCTTCTTTCTTCTTGTTTTGAAAGTTTAAGTTTGTTTGCTTTTGATCCTGGTGATTCAACAGATTTACCGACTCTTGCTTTCAATATCTCTCCACCCATATTTTTTTTCTTAGCCGATTTAGATGCAGCTCTCATTTGAGTAAGCATTCCTGTTCCCATTAAAGATTGTTTTGCAATTTTTTCCATCAAATCAATATCTACCTCTTTACCTGTTTTTGCTTTCATCATCTTAAAATCTTCACCAGATATTTTACCATCTTTGTTTTTGTCTAATTTTTTTTGTCCACCTTTTAACATTGTATCTCCTCCTTTATTAAAAAATCTAGCCATCATTGCAGCAGGTGAAAGAAGTTCTGCTCCTTTAGCACCCTTTTTTTTTGCTTTTTTCATTAGTTGTGGAAGTAAACCCATCATAATATTTCTCCTTGAATTTTATACATCTATCATACCACCATAATATCTCTTGGTAAAGGTACTGACATTATTTGGCTTTCCTCCAGGATTACCGGCTTGTCTTTTCCTTGCAACAGCAGAACGCTTTTGCGAGTCTGTCATTCGGTTTGCTTTTGCAACAGGAACGCATTTGGGGTATTTTCTTTTTGATCCACTTGCAGATTTTCTTCCACATTCCTTATATCCTCCCCCTTTTTTTGGTGACCCTATATCGACCCATTTTTCATTGAACCATTTTTTAAGACCCATTAGAATACGCCTTTGAAACCTTTGCCTTTAATCGCTGCTCCTGTTCCACGGGCCATGCCTCCACAATTAAGTTCTGTAAAAATGGGTTTTCTTCCTTTAGATGAATCCCCATATTGACTTGTTGTAGTATCAATAGACATTGCTTTGTCTGGCTCAACAATTGAATATGGCTTTTTCTTTGGTTTCTTATAATTGTATTTTTTTTCTTTTGGAAAGTTATCTATAATTTTTTGTGTTTCTTCTTTTAACTCTGCAATGGTTTTAGTATTTCTTTTTGTCATAACTTTACCTGTCTTAGCTTTTTCTATTGAGCCTAAAGTCTTTGCTTGACTAGCATGTAATTTAGATGCTTTTTTTAAACCCACAATAACTTTATTAATTTTTATTTCCGCACCTTTAGAAGCTTTCTTTGGTCCCCAATCCTTTCGTTTAACTCCAGATGGATCCTTAGCTTTACCTGCACAAATTTTAGATGCGTAAGCATTTGCGTATGCAGAAGGGTATACTTTGAATTTTCTTTTGGCTGCAGATTTACCTCTTGCACATAATTTAGTCATGCAAGAAGTATATCATTAATCGACTATGCAGTAAATGTCTTAGCTATAGCGTTTTTTGTTTTCTTTTTGATAGCTAATTTGACTCTTTGTTTTTTCTTTTTTTCGTCTCTCGCACCTCTTAATTTACCATCAATTTGTGCAGGAATTTGTCCTCTAGTTATTGCCATTATAATATATCCTTTGCTTTACCTAATATTGGTTTATACTTAGTTTTTCCTTCTTGTCTATAGGCTAATAAATATTGAGCTCTTCTATTTTCAGAAACCC